GTAGCAGGTAATGTAGCAAGAATCAAATGAAAGCAGTCCTTTGGTCAAAAGACAACTGTCAATGGTGCGAAAGAGTCAGACAACTCTTTGCTGCCACTAAAATCGAATACTTAGAATACAAACTGGACAAAGACTTTACTCGTCACCAGTTCTACGAAGAATTTGAGGAGGGTGCTACCTTTCCACAAGTTCAACTTGACAATGTACACATAGGTGGATGCAAGGAAACACTGAGACACCTCCAAGAGAAGAAATTGATCTAGGAGAAATAAATAAGGGTGTAGAACTCTTGATGCGGAGACATACAAATCTCCCAACTGAAAACCTTACTAGGAGAAAACAAATGGAAGCAGCACTTATAACAATCGGTGTATTCACAGGCATTCTCACCCTTACAGTAGGGTTTCTTGTAGGATATATTCTACGCACCTATATACAAGACAACAACCATCAAGCATACACATATCACCCAGAGATGTTTGATGAAAATGGACAATTAGTTCCTGACGAAATCATTTCATTCCGTATCGAAGGGGACGAATCAACTGAACTTGAAGATTAATTATGGCAAAACTACCTGACAATCCTTTGGTATCTGAACTGTTCAAAGCAGTTCATGGTAAGAAAGATAAGAAGGGAAAGGCAGACCTTCTATCACAATACAAACGTGATGATGTGAAAGCACTATTGATTTGGAACTTTGATAAGCAAATTAAAAGTGCCATACCAGAAGGAGAAGTACCTTACAAAAAGAATGAAGCACCTATCAACTCTGGAGGACACACACGTCTTGTTCATGAGTGGAGAACTCTTTACAATTACATAAGAGGTGGTAACGATGCACTCTCCCAGATGAAGAGAGAGACTATGTTCATTCAACTACTTGAAGGTTTACATGAGTCTGAAGCAGAATTACTCATGTTAGTAAAAGATAAGAAATTGCAATCAAAGTATAGAATTACTAGAGCATTGGTAGAAGAAGTATTCGATGAGATTACTTGGAGAGATAAGTAATGATCAAAGTACTTCATGAGAAGTGTGACAAAAAGGCAGCAGACAATCCTAAACTACCATACAATGCATATCTCATAGAGTATAAAGAGGGAGAGGAACACTTCTTTGATGTCGCCATCGGAGACAAGGCAGTTGACCTCTTCGATTACTACTATGATAAGAGTAGTAAGTTTGTCAACATGGTTCAAGCAGGTGGTCTAGTAGACCCTAAAAGATGGGTAGACCCTAATGCACCCCCCAAAAAGAAGGGAAAAAGGTAAAGACTTGTTACATAAATGTGAGGATATACTTGCATAAATAGATTTGGTATGTTATGATACCATTACGTTCATCAGGGGCAACCCTGACGCAAGTAAGTCAAAGACTCGGAACGGATCGTTCATCCCTATGGGACGCAAAAGTTGACCGAAGGAACGGGGCAAAAATCCCAACTACTAAGGAGAAAACAAATGGCAAAAGTCACTTACAGAGGTGTCGAGTACGACTCAAAAGAGTACAACGCTAAAGTGCTTGCAGAAGCAGCGAAGCGTTCTAGACACGAACTAATGTATCGTGGACTAAAGGTTGCAAAATAGTTGCTAAAAGGTATAAATACCTATATAATAATATAAGTATTTTTACCCATATATGACAAAGTTATTCTATCAACTCTGTTTTTTAGCACTCGTATTTTCAAGCATTGCATACCTTCCACGGTTTGCTTATGCATAATGTCTACAACTAAATACAATCTCAAAGGGGTGCTTGACACCCCTTTTTCTATCCAATATAATATATGAATACACTCAAACAAACAGTAAAACTAATCAAGGCAGCACTCAAACACAAGCATCTATACTCCAAGAAAGAAGTATTCTACATGAAAAATTCATTGAAGGAGGCAAAGAAAGAGTTGAAGATGCGAAAGTCTGTCAAAGCATTAAATGAAAATGAAAGTACAACTAATAACAGTAACACCTGATGCTGAAAAGAACATGGCATTTGTTGCCAGAGTATCTAACCCAAACAATCAGGACAACGAAAACTTTTCTGGACTGTTAGCATATTGCATCAAACATCAGCATTGGTCTGTGTTTGAGCAAGCACATATGACACTTGAGATTGAAACTACTCGTGCTATAGCAGCACAAATTCTACGACACCGTAGTTTTACATTCCAAGAGTTCTCCCAACGATATGCACAGAGTCATGAACTCGGAGAGATACAACTACCAGAACTAAGAAGGCAAGACGTAAAGAACAGACAGAATAGTATAGATGATCTAGATGAAAAGGTTGTTGACAAACTCAACCGTCAGATGATTACATTGTTTAGTTCTGCTGAAAGTCTTTACAAACAAATGATTGAGGAGGGAGTTGCAAAAGAGTGTGCAAGAATGGTTCTTCCATTGTGCACTCCAACTCGGATATATATGACAGGATCAGTAAGATCTTGGATACATTATATCAACTTACGATCGGCACATGGCACTCAGAAGGAGCACATGGAGATTGCTGAGTCATGTAAGGATGTATTCAAAGAACAATTCCCTGTTGTATCTGAAGCACTTGAATGGTAAATTTATTTCTAGGACCGATTCATGATCTGAGTTTCTTGTATAATGATCAAGAAGCAGTGAGAGTCACACCACAAGAGATTGCTACATTCATCATGCAAGATGAGATTGTAGCAGTCTACAATGGTAGATCTGAAGCAGGACCTAGAGCATTAGGAAATAGAAGTATATTATATGACCCAAGAGATATCAATACAAAGGAGACCGTCAACAAGGTAAAGAAGAGAGAACGTTTCCGACCGTTTGCTGCTGCTGTGTTGAATGAACATGCTAATCAATGGTTTGACATGTCTGGACTCAGTAAGTCTCCCACAATGTCATATGCGGTGCAGACACGAGAAGATAAGAAAGATCTGATCCCCGGAGTAGTTCATGTTGATGGGACATGTAGAGTTCAGACAGTCGAGCAAGATATACCCCACTTGTATGAGGTCATAGAAGAGTTCTACAAATACACAAAGGTTCCCATGGTACTGAACACATCATTCAATCTTGCAGGTCAACCTCTAGTTGAGACACCTCAAGATGCCATAGATACATGGAAGGAATCTGATATTCATGTGCTATGGTTCCCAGAAGCAAGACGAATGTACAAGAGTTCATCTCTAGGCGATTGATATGAAAATTTTAGGAGTAAATCTATCAAACAATGGTTCTATATGCTTACTCAATGATGGTGAGATTGAACTATACTTGGAAGCAGAAAGACTTACAAGAATAAAAAGAGATTATAATGTAAACAAATTGATAAATTTAGTGGATGAAGTTGATCATATTGTTTTGGCAGATGCTAATTGGACACAGAACAGAACAAAGTCATTGAAGACTGCTGCTTCGATAAAGAAATTAGAAAAGAAATTTCCTGACGCTGAGTTACATGATCTCCGTGACAGACATCATCTAACTCATGCTGCATGTGGTTTTTATAACTCCGAATTCAATGAAGCAGCAGTCATTGTAGTTGACTCTAGTGGTTCTGCTTTTGATGAGGGTGATGAGTGTGAAACTATATTGCATGTGAAGACAGGTAGAAGATTTCATTGGAAGAGATTGTATAAGAGATACAATAAAATAGATGATTATGGTTTAGGACTTCGATTTGATGAAGTGTCAATGAAATGTAAGTGGGGGAAACAAGAAGCAGGTAAAGTCATGGGTCTTGCTCCTTATGGTCACTACATCGAAGGGCATTACATGTCATCAAGCATAGAGAACGCTGCTGCAACCGTTCAGAAAGACTGGGAAGATAGAGCAGTAGAGTTGGTCAAGATAGCATCAGAGAAATGTAATAATATAGTCCTGACAGGTGGATGTTTTCTCAATGTTGTGGTAAACTATAAACTATTGAAGGAATTTCCTGATTTGAATTTCTATGTTGACCCAATCGCTTTCGATGGAGGAACCGCCATTGGAGCAGCATATATACTTCACCACAATCCCAAAATAAAATCTTATTAACATGCCAACATACCCTGTAAAAAATTTGAAGACTGGCGAAACTAAAGAGATCATTATGTCCATGAAAGAATATGATCAGTGGAGAAAGGACAACCCTGATTGGGATAAGGACTGGTCACAAGGAGCAGCATCAGCAGTGAGTGCCACTGGAGACGTATACAGTAGGACAGATGGAGGATGGAATGAGGTTCTATCAAGAGTCGGTCAAACACCCGGTTCAAATGTAAAACCCCAGAAAACGGTACACTTCTAATGCCTGCTAGAAAAAAGAAGACTTCCAATCAAGTTGGGGTAGGTATGACTGCCAAACAAATGAAAAGGAAGAAACCTTACAACTCAGACATGATGATTCCGATCGAGGCATTGACCGAGAATCAGAAAAAACTATTTGCATCACTCGATGAAGGTAAAAATGTATACACCTACGGGGTGGCAGGAACTGGTAAAACTTTTGTGGTTTTATATCATGCCCTCAAGGAAGTCCTCGATCCTATTACACCATATAACAGACTTGTAATAGTAAGATCTCTGGTTTCTACAAGAGAGATTGGTTTCCTTCCCGGAGATCATGATGATAAGTCATCCCTATACCAGATACCATATAAAAATATGGTCAAGTATATGTTTGAGTTGCCAAATGATAATGACTTTGAAATGTTATGGGGAAACCTCAAGACACAGGAGAGTGTTAAGTTCTGGTCAACCAGTTTTGTCAGAGGCACAACACTCGATGATTGTATCATGATTGTTGATGAGTGTCAGAACTTGAATTTTCATGAGTTAGATAGTATAATAACAAGAGTAGGAGAGAACTGTAAGATCCACTTCTGTGGTGATGCTGCACAAACCGACTTAGTAAAAACAAATGAGAAGAATGGCATCCTTGACTTCATGAAAATACTTGCAGCAATGCCTGAGTTTGATTGTATCGAATTTGGTATTGAAGATATAGTAAGATCAGGTTTAGTCAAGAGTTATATTCTCAACAAACTGGCATTGAGTATTGATGTTTAATCATGTAGAGTGTGATCTTCCTGCACTATCAAGGAAGACTATCGATGGTGTTCGATATTATTCTGTCGATGAAAGACCGATGGTCTCCATCACTTCTGTCACATCATATTGGAATCGAGAGATCTTCAAGAAGTGGAGAGCGAGAGTTGGTGAGGAGGAAGCAAACCGAATCACAAAGAAGGCGACCAATCGTGGTACTAAAACTCACGAGTTGATAGAACATTTCTTACTCAATGAAGAAGTTGTATTAGATAACCCTAGCACTAAGATGTTGTTTACTCAAGCTAAAAAGGAATTGAGAAACATAAATAACATCTATGCATTAGAGAAATCTTTATTCAGTAGGGAACTAGGAGTAGCAGGTACAGTTGATTGCATCGCAGAATACAAAGGTGAACTTGCGATCATTGACTTCAAAACTGCAGAAAAACCTAAACCTGTTGATTGGATTGAGAACTATTTTGTACAGGCAGCAGCGTATGCTTGTATGTTCTATGAGATCACAGACATCCCCGTCAAGAAACTTGTCATTCTTATGACATGCACTAACGGAGAGGTGAAAGTTTACGAAGAGTATGATAAGATGAAATATATGAGAAAACTTGTCCAGTACATCCAACTATTTGTCGAGGAAAAACTAAATGAAATCAAAAAGTGAAGTCAAGGAGATGATCAAGAAGAACTTCCTCTGTTCAGAGAAGTTTGCTATGGAGATCGAGAAACTTGTCAAAGAAAATGAATCTATGAATTACATAGAAGCGATATGTCATTACTGTGATGAGAATCATATTGATATTGATAATGTAAATAAACTCATATCAAAACCATTGAAAGAAAAGTTGAAGTGTAATGCTGTCAACCTAAATTATTTGAAGAGAACATCTAAGGCGAAGTTTACTATCTAAATGGGAGTCTACTGCAAGTTTCCTTTTATGCATCTGTTCAGTGATTCATATCACATGATGATGCCTTGCTGTTATACTGTTTGTGATCATCCATATAAGTCAGAAAAGAATGCATCATTCAAAGCGGTGCATTTGAAGGAGGGAGCATACGAATTTTTCAAGAGTGAACCTATGAGTCAGTTGAGACGGGACATGATGAAAACCGATCCACTGACTCCTTTAGTAAGAGATGTGTGTAGAAGTTGTATTTCTGCAGAGGAAAGAGGTTTAGCATCTCCAAGACAACCACTTGATAGAGTTCCTTTGGGTAGAGTCATAGATATCAAGATGAGAATATGGGGAAATGCATGTAATCTTACATGCTTTATGTGCAACATCAAGAATTCAAGTAGTAGACAGATACAAGCAAGAAAATTAGTAGAATACAATCCAAAGGTTAGAGAATTTTTGGGTATGGATCACGTTGATGACTTCAATGATGGCGAGATAGGATATGATTTAGCAGTCGATAATCCAGAGTTATTTGATATACAATTGAGATCATTCAAGAAATTAGCACCGAAGATAAAATCATTTACTATCATTGGTGGAGAACCATTTGTGATGCCATCACATTATAAGTTGTTAGATATGCTAATTGAATCAGGTGAATCTAATGATATCAAGATCATCTATATTTCTAACATGACAACCTTACATTGGAATGAAAAAAAGATTACAGACTACTTCAAACATTTCAAAGAAGTTGAGATCAGTTGGTCAGTAGAAGGGTATGGTAAGTATAATGATTATATGAGAAACAATTCCGATTGGAATGTTATCATAGAAAATATAAAGGAATTTGTTCCACACTTGACACATTTTCAAGCAGGCATTACTCTATCATCACTCTCCGTTTTACGACTAGATAAACTTGTGAACTGGTGTATCAAAAATAATATACAATACAAGTTCAACAATGTGGTGAACCCACAAGTGTGTAGAATAGATGCCATACATCCAAATGTAAGGAAGAGACTTGCAGATAGATATGAGGGAACTAATTTAGAGTTCCTATGTAAGGCACTACGAGAGGATGTTCCTGACTGGGAAGAGAGATGGAATAATTTTTTGGAATATACTGAAGCGATTGATCATGTTAACAAAACAGACTACAAAAAAGTTTTCCCAGAACTGTGTGATTTGTCTTA